ATCTCAAATGGGTTCTTCATATGTTGATAGAGAAGAAATTTTAAAGAAAATTAAAATCATTAAAAAATCTATTAATAGTAAAGATTTACCTAACATTTATCTAATACATGGTGAATTTACAGATGTTGAAATGAATGAGTTATATAACCATCCTAAAGTTAAAGCAATGGTTAACTTAACTAAAGGTGAAGGATATGGTAGACCATTACTTGAATTTAGTTTAACTAAAAAACCTATTATAACAACAAATTGGAGTGGCCATACAGATTTTCTTAATCCTGAGTTTACATCATTAATCCCAGGACAATTAACAGATGTACACCCAAGCGCCGCTAATAATTGGTTATTAAAAGAGTCACAATGGCTATCAGTAGATTTAGGTCACGCTGGAACAACTATTAAAGATATATTTGAAGATTATAGTAAATATATTGATGGTGCTAAACGTCAAGCATATAAGAGTAAAAATGAATTTAGTTGGGATAAAATGAAGGATAAAGTAGATGAATTGTTTACTAAATATATTCCTGAATTTCCAAAACAAGTTCAATTACAATTACCTAAATTAAAGAAAATCGAATTACCAAAATTACAAAAAGTTGAGAAATAAAATAGCATTAATAACAGGTATTAATGGACAAGATGGTTCATATTTAGCTGAGCTATTATTGGAAAAAGATTATGAAGTCTGGGGAATACTAAAACGTAACTCAGTAGCTGAAAATCAAACTTCTCGATTAGATAAAATTTATCCTAAATTAAAATTAGAGTATGCTGATCTAACTGATCTAGCATCTCTAATTAGGGTAATATCTAAAATACAACCTGATGAACTTTATAATCTAGCAGCTCAATCTCATGTTAGAATTAGTTTTGACCAACCATTATATACAGCAAACGCTACCGCTATAGGTGCTTTAAATATATTAGAAGCAGTTAGAATGGTATCACCTAATACTAAAGTATATCAGGCTAGTAGCTCAGAAATGTTTGGTAATAGCATAGATGAAGATAGTTATCAAAGAGAAACAACACCGATGAATCCTGTTTCACCTTATGGATGCGCTAAAGTATTTGCTTATAATATAAGTAGAAATTATAGACACTCTTATAACATGTTTGTTTCTAATGGAATATTATTTAATCATGAGTCTCCAAGACGAGGAACTAATTTTGTGACAAATAAAGTCTGTAAAGAAGCAGTTAAAATTAAATTAGGATTATCTAATGAATTAAAATTAGGTAATCTTGATGCAACACGAGATTGGGGCCATGCTAAAGACTATGTTAAAGCAATGTGGGAGATACTACAACTAGACGAACCAGGTGATTATGTCTGTGCTACTGGGGTGTCTCATTCAGTTAAAGAACTTGTTAATTATGTCTTTACAAGATTAGGACTACACTGGTCTGAGTTTGTTAAACAAGATGAGAAATTTATCAGACCAGAAGAACTTCACAATCTTAAAGGTGACTCTTCAAAGCTTATAGCGGCGACAGGATGGACTCATGATTATACATTTGAGTCTATGTTAGATGAAATGATAGAATATTGGTTAAATTATTATAAAAAATAAAATGGATAAAATTATTACATGCCCCAAATCAGGAGGTGACTTATGTTATGAAACACAAATCACACCTGAAATTACTAATTGGATGTCTTTGTCTTGTGGATATTGGACTAACAGTTTAATGACTAAAGAAAGTGAATTTTACAGTGAACAGATGGAAGCTCTTCCTGAGTTGTATAAAGATTTAGCTTGGGAAGATGAAAAAACAGGGTTAACTTGGTTACCTCAAACTATTAATGAACCTAAACAAGGTATGATATTCGCTAATGGAACCAACGCCCAGGAATGGAAATGGGCGGCTGTTAAAGCTATTCCTGTAACTGAAGAAGAAAAACATAAATACCCAATTCCTAAACAACCAGGTAAGTTTTATGAGTATAGAATGGACATGACTACTCTTAAACATTTTGATGAAAGAGATTTTATAGATGCTTTAAGTTATATTGGCCTACTACCAGAGTAATATTATCTTTAGGTTATGAAAATTAGTTACGCAATCACAGTATGTGATGAATTAGAAGAGATAAGTCGTTTACTTAATTTCCTACATCAACATAAACGATCTGAAGATGAAATTTGTGTTTTATTAGATAAACCAAAAGCCTCCCCAGAGTTATTATATCAATTAAGTGTATATTCTTCTGAAGGTTTTATTATCTTAAAAGAAAGCGCATTCCAAGGTCATTTTGCTGATTGGAAAAATGAATTAAACGGAATGTGTTCTGGTGATTATATTTTTCAAATTGACGCTGATGAGTTACCTAATGAAGAATTATTAGAAATACTCCCAGGTATATTATCTAACTCAGAATCAGATATTATATTAACTCCTAGAATAAACATTGTAGAAGGTATAACACCTCAACATTTACAAATATGGGGATGGAAACAAAATGAAAAAGGATGGGTACAATGGCCTGATTACCAGTGGAGAATATATAGAAATACTCCTGATATTAAATGGACAAATAAATTACATGAGGTATTAGATGGATATAAAACATATGCTTACCTACCAGAATTTGAAGAATATTCTTTATATCATTATAAACATATATCAAGGCAAGAATCACAAAATAATTTTTATAATACCTTATAACAATGTATATTAAGTGTCACTACATGCCTATAGAAATGTTTGATCATCATTTAAATGGAGATGAATATTTAAAAGATAAACCTATTAGTTTATTTAATGATTATCCTTGTTCTCAAGAAGATTTAAATAAAAACCCATATAACTTTTTAATATTATCAGAACCAAATGAAATATTTGGTTTACATGATTGGGCTAAAATGAATCACCATGTTTTTAGTTGCATATTAACTTGGAACGAAGACATCTTAAACACATGCCCTAACTCAGTTTTGTTACCATATGGGATGTCTAATAGATATTGTAGATTTTGGGACGAAAATGCACTCATACCTGAAGTCCGTTACCCAGAGTTTATTGATAACAAAAAGTTTAATATTTCATTTTTATGTGGTAAAAAATATTTAGTTGAAGGACATTTTTTAAGACATAATATTTTTAATAATGCTGATAAAATAACTTCACCAATCAATTTTATTTATTCTACAAATGATAAACATCCATGGGAAAATGGAAAAGATGTATGCTGGGAAAGCATGTTTCATATAGGTGTTGAAAACACTAAACATAAAAATTACTTTACAGAAAAAATTACAGATGCCTTTTTAACTAGAACATTACCAATATATTGGGGATGTCCAAATTTAGGAGAATATTTTAATATGGATGGTGTTATTACATTCCAAACAGTAGATGAATTAATATCAATTGTTAATAATTTAACACCTGAGTTTTATGAGTCTAAAAAAGAAGCTATGGAAGGAAATTTTCAATTAGCTTTACATTACAATAATTATCTTCCTAGAGTAGTGAGTATAATAAAAGAAATATGTCAATTGAATAATATATGATAAAATTAGTTATATTTGATTTAGATGGTGTATTAGTAGAAGCTAAGCAAATACATTACGATGCCTTAAATGAGGCATTAGGAGAAAAATACTCTATATCTTGGGATGAACATTTATCTATCTATGATGGTTTAAAAACAAATCAAAAATTAGATATGTTAACTGAAAGAAAAGGTTTGCCTATTAGTTCTCATAAACAGATTTGGGACGATAAACAAAAATACACTTTAAAAGCATTATCTAACCTTCAACCTAATACACAATTACAGGTTTGTATGGATATACTAATTAGTAGTGGTTATAAGTTAGCAGTATGTTCTAATAGTATTCGTAAAACTGTATTAACAGTATTATCCAAATTTGATATTATTGATCGTTTTGATTTAATCATATCAAATGAAGATGTTAAGAATAGTAAACCACATCCTGAAATGTATTGGAAAGCAATGAGTATGATGGGATGTTTACCTGAAGAAACATTAATTGTTGAAGATTCACCTTATGGGTTATTAGCAGCAAGTAGAAGTAAAGCAAATGTAATGAGAGTTGGCTCTCCAAAAGAAATTACTTATAATAATATCTATAAACATTTAAATAAAGAAAAAGTAAGTATGACACCTAAATGGAAAGATGAAAAACTTAATGTTTTGATTCCAATGGCTGGTGCTGGTTCTAGATTTGAACAAGCTGGGTATACATTCCCTAAACCACTTATTGAAGTGAAAAACAAACCAATGATTCAGGTTGTAATTGAAAACCTAAATTTAGAGGCTAATTATATATACGTTGTACAGAAAGCACATCGTGAAAAATATAATTTAGATACATTATTAAACCTATTAACTCCTGGGTGTAAAATAGTGGAAACAGATGGTTTAACCGAAGGAGCAGCTTGTACTGCGTTATTGGCTAAAGAATATATAGACAATAATAACCCACTATTCTTTGCTAACTCAGACCAGTTTGTTGAATGGGATTCAAATGAATTCATGTATAAAATGAATGAAACTGAAGCAGATGGAGGCATAGTCACATTCACAGCTACTCATCCAAAATGGTCATTTGCTAAAATAGATGAAAAAGGATTAGTAACTGAAGTAGCTGAAAAGAACCCAATATCAGATATAGCAACAGTAGGTTATTATTATTGGAAACATGGTTCTGATTTTGTTAAATATGCTGAAGAGATGATTAAAGAAGATATTCGTGTAAATAATGAGTTTTATGTTTGCCCTGTATTTAATCAGGCTATTAAAGATTGTAAACAAATTAGAACATTTAATGTTAAAGGAATGTGGGGATTAGGAACCCCAGAAGATTTAAAAAATTACTTAGAAAATTATAAATAAATTATGGCTCATAAAGAACAAATCAATTACGTTAATAAAATTAAATCAACTTTTCCTGATTATTTTACTAACAAAAAAGTTTTAGGAATAGGTACATTTAATGTATGCGGTACAGAAGATGTATACTTTGAAAATTGTGATTACTCAGGATTAGATTTAGGTCCAGGACCTGGAGTAGATATAGTATGTCCTGCTCAAGATTATGATGCTCCTGATAATACATTTGATGTTATTATATCATGTGAGTGTTTTGAGCATAATCCATATTATAAAGAAACAATCCAAAACGCAGTTAGGATGCTTAAACCTAATGGTATGCTTTTATTTACATGCGCTACAACTGGGAGACCAGTTCATGGAGTAAAATCATTAGAAGAAGAAAGTAAAGAAAAATTTCCTAATTGGAAAACAATGCCTAATGTATCTCGTGAAAATTGGGATAATGAATATTATAAAAATTTAACTGAAGAAGATATTAGAGAATGTATAGACATTGATGCTAATTTTAAAGAGTATGAGTTTGAAATAGAAACAAACCATTGTGATTTATTCTTTTACGGATTTAAAAAATAAAATATGATATCAGTTATTATACCTACACTATGGAAATCTGAAGGATTTATAGATAGATTAGCTCAAATTTCTAACAATGAATTAGTGGGAGAAATTATTTTAATTGATAATGCTCCTCAGGATATAGATATATCTCATATACCTAAATTAAATCATATTAAAGAGCCTGAAAATATCTTTGTCACCCCAGCTTGGAATAAAGGAGTATCATTAGCTAAATATGATAAATTATTAATTGTCAATGATGATGTTGAAACAGATTGGAATGTTATTAATTTAGCTTACCCATATATAACAGAAGATAGAGGAATTATTGGTGCCGGGAATAAATGTTGGGATAATCCTCAAGGTGAATTTAGAGTTGAAGAGTTTGGTAGTCTAATGGCTTGTTATGCTTGTTTATTTTTTATACATAAAAATTCTTACATACCAATTCCTCATGAATTAAAAATACATTATGGGGACAATTGGTTATTTGACAAAATTAAACAAACTGGTAAAAATAATTACGCTATTGAAGGATGGGTTATGGGTGGTGAGTCAGAACAAACAAGTGGGTTAGAAATATTTAATGAAAGAAAAAATATAGATGCTGATGTATATCGTAAATTAATTAGTTAATATGAACACTTGTATATTTACTACTCATACTACTTTAGATTTAAAACATGCTGATTATAGTTTAAGAGCATTATTATCACTTCAAACTAATGATATAGTATGGAATAATTTTATCATATATAATACTCATGAACATGAGTTATCAAATGATGATATTATTGAATTAATTAAAAAGTATGACATTAAAAATTATATTGAAAATATTCTAATATTCCCTTATGATCCTGAGGTTAATAAAAAGAATTTACTCCAGGACATAAGGAATTGGTTTGATATAGGATTATCTTTAGAATTACAAAATATACCTGGTAAAATACTTTGGTTAAAATCAGATTATTGTGTCTCAAATAATTTTAATAAAATATTTTTAGAACATAACACTCCTAAATGTATGTGGTCACTCCCAACATTGGGAGCAAAACAAAAAATTAGCTATGATCAAATTCTAACTAAATTAAATCTACTAAAATTTACCCCATCAGATTTTGAAACATATTATAGAGGTGGAGATAATTATAATAATGATTTACCCAATGAAGAAATATCTCCTAATGGAGAAATGGATTACCATCCATCTATAAATTATGTTTCTCATAATTATATCCATGATTTTAACTTACATGTTATATCTAATGATATTTTAGAGTTAGGTAGAGAAATAGCTTATCATCCTCAAGTATTTGATATGAATTCAACTTGGGGTGGACCACATAATTTATTCTTTGGCTTAAAACAAAGTGGAGTACACTTTAGTGGTGAGTATAGAGCTTATGGTGTTCATATGTTTCATGAGATTATTTCTGAAAATAGATTGGAAGACCGAGGAGATGATCGTAAATTACATATTGGGGAAAAATATTAATTATGAAACTAATATCACATAGAGGAAATCTAATTGGTCCTAATTCTGAAAGAGAAAACTCTCCTTCATATCTTCAAGAAGCATTAGATAATGGATTTGATGTAGAAGTTGATTTATGGTTTATAGAAGATAAATTATATCTAGGTCATGATGAACCTCAGTATTTAATAAGTCACTCTTGGTTAACTCAATTTCTTTATAGACTATGGGTACACTGTAAGAATCCAGAAGCTATAGTTTATTTACAAGAAAATTATCCTCAAATAAATTACTTTTGGCACCAGGAAGATACATTAACTCTGACTTCAAAGAAATACATATGGGTTTACCCAGGTAAACAACCTATTAAAGATAGTATAGCAGTTATGCCTGAGATACATAATGATGATATCTCTCAATGTTTAGGAATTTGTAGTGATTATATTCAAAATTATAAGTAATGAAAATAGCTATTTGTGTAAGTGGTCAAGCGAGGAATTTTAAACAAAGTTATAATAGTTTAAAGACACATTTATTAGACAAATATGACTGTGATGTGTATTTCCATACTTGGAAAACTCCTCATTTTGAATCAACTAATTTTGGATTTGGAAATACTCAATATACGTTAACAGATAATGATTATAATGATCTTATTCAATTATATAAACCTAAAAATTATATTATAGAAAAACCTATAGTATTTGATGCTAGTGGAATTAAATGTCCTATTTGGAGACAACCTCTAAATAATAGTTTAAGTATGTTCTACTCAATATATAAATCAATTCAATTAGTTGAAGGAGAATATGATTATATTGTTAGAACAAGATTTGATATAGATTACTCTAAATTTAATTTGGAGTTACCTCAAGAAGGTATTACATTACCAGAATGGAATACTGATATTAGAGTTAAAGACAGAGGATACTATGATGTATTCGCAATAGGCAAACAACAAGACATGACAACATACTCAGAAGTATTTTCAAATGTTATATCATATGTTACAGATGATGTTGATTTCTTTCACTCATTATTTGGTGGATGGCCAGGACAAGACTCTCCACTTAGAAATGAATATTTACTAAAATGGCATTTAGTAAAAAACAGTATTAAAGTAAAAACAATTCCTACATTAGAGGAAAAATCAGATGTGGGTTTAATTAGGTAGTATGAAAGGAGTTATAACTATATTTGCTTTACCTCAAGAATTAGAGGATTTAGCTTTAACATTATATAATTTAAAAAGAAATTCCATTTATCTTGATACTACAGTTAAATACAAAGTAGAAATTACTATGTGTTTATCTGATAAATTAACTAATTGGGATGAATCTAAATTACCTAAAGATTATATTAAAGAAAGAACTGAAGAATTAGTCACTAAATTTTTAGATTGGTGTGAGTGGACTTTACTTTGGGGTGATGAAAATATATTAGGGTGTGTATCTCAAAGAAGATATAGTTTAAATAATAATTTAGATGCTGACTTTTTTATATGGTTAGATTGTGATTTTATATTTAAGGACACTACCTTAAGTTATATGACTCAAGCTTATCAAACTGTAAAAGAAGAAAATATTGATTTATTTATACTTACTCCTCAATTTGTAAAACAGTGGGATAACACTTGGGATGTAATTGTTAATAAATCATTTTTAAATTATCCATTAGATTATGAATTAGTAGCAGATGTTTATAAAGATACATTACCTGATATAGGAGATGTAGAAGTAAAATCAATACCTACATTTAAATTTGCTGGGGGGTGGTTCACTTTAATATCTAAAGATCTTCTAATTAAAACAGGGGTACCTGAGTCATTAGGACATTATGGTTTAGAAGATACATATATTATTGAGTGTTGTAATATATTAAGACAAAAAGGTAAGAGTGTGTTTCAATTTATATTAGAAAATCATATAATAGGAGAAAGTTATACTCATCGTCCTAATGAAACTATTAAAAAATACATATCAAGTATAAGTAAAAAAGATGAGTTCACTAGAATAGCTCATTTAAATTTCCCAATTGAAATAAATAAATTTTATGAAAGAAGTAACAGTAGTATTAACAGCCTGTAATAGAGCTGATTTGTTAGAAAAAACTTTAGATAGTTTTTTTGAAATGAATACATATCCTTTAAAACGTTTTATTATTATAGATGATGGAATGAATTTTGGATGTAATGATTTTGTTAAAGAAAAATATGAATTTCCTATAGAACTCATTTATAATGACCCTAAATTATATCAAATTAAATCTATAGATTATGCTTATTCATTAGTAGATACAGAATATATCTTTCATATGGAAGAAGATTGGTTATTTTTGAAAAAAGGATTTATTGAAGACTCAATGAAAGTTTTAGAAGCCGATGATAATATTTTACAAGTATGGCTTAGAGGTATAGATGACACTACTGCTCCTCACCCTTGGAAACCAGATGTGTATGAAGTAGATGGATTAAAATGTGTATTGTTAGAGTACACAGGTATATGGAATGGTTTTAGTCTAAACCCAGGATTAAAAAGACTTAGTGATTGGAAGAAATTACCTAATGGTTATAATGGATGTGAAAGGATTACTCCTGAAGAACAAAGCGGTGGTGTTACTTTAGAATGTGACATATCAGTAGAGTATGCTAAACAAGGAATGATTGCTATGAGATTCTTAGAAACATATATTACTCATATAGGTTGGGATAGACATATAATAGATGGAATAAATGGAAAATAATATACCCAAATTTACATTTTGTATTACTTCAAAGAATAATTTGAGATATCTTAAACATGCTGTTTTTTATATAAAAGAAAACTCATCTAGAGAACATGATATATTAGTATTCATAGATGCTGATAGTGACGGAACTGAGAACTGGTGTAAAGATAACAACATAAAATATATCAAAAATCAATCAGATAAATTATTTGGTATAGGTAATGCTTATAATTTATTAGTCAAAGAATCTCAAACTGATTTTAATGTTATATATCATGCTGATATGATAATGGGAAAGGGATTTGATGTGGCGTTATACTCTAAATGGAAACCTAAAACAGTAGTATCCGCTACCAGAATAGAACCACCACTGCATCCTTCAGATCCATCTAAAATTGTTTTAGATTTTGGATTATGGCCTGAGTTAGATATAGTTGATGGTTTTAAATTAAAGGAGTTTAATGAATTTGTAGATAAAAATAAAAAAGATATTGTAACAAATGGTATATTTGCTCCTTGGTTAATACATAAAGATGATTTCAATGATGTTAATGGTCATGATCCTATTATGAAATCACACAGTGAGGATAGAGACTTATTTAATAGATTTTTATTAAATGGATATGATTTAATCCAAAGTTGGGAAGCGTTAGTTTATCATTTAACATGCAGGGGAGGACAATTTGAACATGCCTCTAAAACTAAAGATTTAAATTTTAAATCAAATGATTGGAACATATTAGCCCATAACCAGACTAGAGAATTTATTCGTAAGTGGGGTACGCCTCCAAAATACAATGAATATCAATTTCCAATTGTATCATCAAAATATGATATTGGTTTTATAGTTAAAAATTGTAACCAACAATTATTAGAAGTTTTAGAACCATGGTGTTCAACTATTTATGTAGATTGTGATTATAAACAATATATCGAAAAAGAACAATTAAACACATCATTTAATCTTTATAATCATATTAGACCTTATGATAATGAAAAACAAAATGAAATATTAGTATCATTTGATATTACTCAATTAAACCAACAAAATTTCCAAATAATCCAACAACTACCAGACATAATTAAAGACAATGGTGAGATAGGTTCATTTGAATTAGATATATTTAAAATAGATATCATCCAAATGAATGAATATCAAAACACCCTTATTAAAATATAGTTTGGTGTTTATTTATTTTTTTATTATATTTAGTTAAAATTAAGGTTATGGAATTTGAATATAAGACATATTGTTTCTACTCACATATGGATTCAAATGCTGAGTCATTAGGTATATGTGAAGCCGGAACAATAGGTATAGCTACTATTCACTTTGCTTCTACAAAACGAATGGAAATAAAAGACTTTCTAAAAATATACTCAGTAAAGGAGAAAGATGAATCTAAATAATTTTGGAAATAAACTTAGGTTAAATAAAAGCGCTAAGAGTAAAGAAAATGAAGTAAAACAAAACTTCATAAATATTATTACTCAATTAGAAGCATGTTGGATAAGAACTAATTTCTTACATACTAAACTCAATGTTGACTTTTGGAATTATGAAGAACATTTTTACCATATCATTGAAGATCTGATCTACTCTCAATATGAGAGTTGGAAAGCAGATCTTATTTTCTGGTACGTATATGATAGAAAAGATGTGGAAGGTAATATTTTAGCTTTAGAAATAACTGAAGGTGATAAATCTCCTAAAAAATATAAGTTAAAAACACCTGAAGAACTCTGGAAATTAATTGAGAAAATAGATAAAATAGAAAATAAAGGAAAAAAAGATGAGTAGAAAATGTATTACTTGTGGTGTGGAAATTGATCCGAGACGTATCAAAATTTTACCTCAAACTCAAACTTGCACTCAACACTCAACAGCCGAAAAGAAAGTAGCTGTAACTGTTCAGATGGGTGAAGGTGATCATACCTGGATTGAGACATACGCTGTTGAGAGAGAGGATTATGATAAAATGATGGAGTTTGAAAAAAATTATAAAAAACAAAATGATTTAAAAGATAAACCATCTATGAAATCAACTGATGAGGATGATATTATTCCTACTATTGATGATTTTGATGTAGATGAAGAAGATGAAATTGAAGAAGAAGAATAATGGCTAAAGCAAAACCATTAACAAAAGAAATGATCCTTAGCGCAATGGATAAAACAAAATCTGTTCGCGCTGCGGCTCGTTATTTAAATTGTTCTTATGTACATCTTAAACAATATATGAAGTTGTACAAGGATGAGAATGGAGTATCTTTATTTGACTCACATAAAAACCAGTCAGGTAAAGGTATTCCTAAATTTTTATCAGCGTCTCATTACAATAAAAAAGACCCAGCTATACTTGATATTATAGAAGGTAGAGTAGATGCCTCTCATTTCAACCCACAGAAGTTAAAGTATAGAATGATAACAGAGGGTTATTTGAAGGAAGAATGCTCTAATTGTGGATTCCATGAACGACGAGTTTCTGATTATAAAGTCCCACTTATCATGCACTTCAAGGATGGCAACAAACAGCATTATAATTTAGGTAATGTTGAAATGCTTTGTTATAACTGTTATTACTTAATGGTAGGGGATGTATTTGATAATAAACAACTTGAGGGATTAGAAGATCATAAACCAACTTATGGTAGTCAAGTAGATTGGGAATTAGATGAGTACACTAAACAAAGATTAATAGAATTAGGATTAGACAAACCTGAACCAACAGATGATGGTTCAGAGTTTATTAGTAGACTTTAGATAATATTTATCAGTGAGTATGAAAAAGCAAAAGCATAAAGAGATTGAAACTGATTATGAGACTATTTTAGCAGATCAGATTCTTAAAAATGATGAGAAGATGAATCAACTCAAAGGAAAAAATATTAATCCGGATTTCTTAAATTTATTTTAATATGGCTATTGAATTTACATTAAATAACAGTGACGAGTTCCAAGCGATGGTTGATAGGAGAGATTTTTCAATAGCACAAGCAGTTGTAGAAACAATATTAGCTAACTTAAATACTCGTAAACAGCATATTCATGTATTAACAATTAATTGTTTAGATGAAGGTGAAGCTTATGACATTACATTAGAAAGAAAACATTTTGTAGACACATTACAGGAAAATCTGAAATACTATGTAGAAAATGAAAAGTATGAAGATTGTACTAAAATAGTAGAAGCAATTAACACCCTAAAAGAAAAACAAACACACACGAAAAATGGCAAAAACAAAACAAACATCAGCAACAAAGATGTACTCTCCTAAACCGAGAAGAAAGAGACCAGGAGTACATAGTAAGAAAAAAACATCAAAAATGAAAACAAGTAAGCATTATAAAAAAGCTTACCGCGGACAAGGAAAATAAATTAAATAAAATAGTTATGAGTAAAAACACTAATCTACAACGTTATGAATGTTTAAAGTCTTATATTCAAGTTTTGGAAGGTAAACGTAAGAAAAAAGAAATTACCAAGTTACGAAACGAAAAGACATATACTACCAAAAACGCTTATAAACGTGAGTATTAAGAATTATTTAGAAAAACGCTTATAAACGTGAGTATTAAGAATTATTTAGATGATATCCCCGACAAGGATTTAATCGCGTTAATTGAAGATGACTGGGACAATATTCGAGATTTCTGCATATTGTTTACCCTAGATATGCAATTAATTGAACAGGAGCGACCACCCCAGAACCTCCCTAACTAAAAGTTTGGCCTTCGGGCCATTCTTTATTATATTTAGATCACAATTAAGGTTATGGAAAAACAAATATATCATGTTCAATCGTCATTAAGACCAGCAATTATTGAATTAGATAAAGGAACATTTGTAGTGCCCGCTTGGGTTGAAGTACCTAAAGGTACCACTTTAGATCAGATTATTTGGGATAATAAAATTGAAATTAAACCTAATCCAGACCTTATTAAAGTAACAGGTTCATCAGGAGATGTTTATACTATTCAAAATAAAAAAGTAGGAAAAATCACCAACACATGGAAGAAAGCACTTCAATCAATCAAAGCTAAAGACACTGAGAGTGCTATTGAACAATTAGATACTTGTTTACTTATCTTAGCTAAAGCAACTGAAGAAGGTCTTGACATGATAGACAATTTAAGAGTTGATCTTTGGAAAATGAGAGTATGGGTTAAGATTGAAGACTTAGTAGGATTACCTGAATATGATAATGCTTATGAAAGACAAGAAATCTAAATTTAAAATAGAACAAGAGCCTCAGTTCATAGTATTAAATGATCAATGTCAGGCATTTATTGGATTTAAAAAAGGTGAAGCTATATTTTCTGATGATTTAGATCTAGCAAAACCACTTTATAATGATAACCAAGTAGCTACACTCAGAGTATACACTTATGGTAAATTAGAAAAAGAATATATATGAATTTAGTATACGGAATATTAGTTGGCATTATAGCTCAAGTGATAGCTTTTTACCAATTACAGGGAAGATTTAAATATGATTTTCTTAGAGACAATCAGTGGTTCGCTGTTTTATTAGGTATTCCTATTTCATATTTGTTTATGACTTCTGTCACATTTATGGTGGAACATTTTGAAGGACAACTTTGGCCCTCTCGGTTAATAGGTTTTGCTATTGGGACAGCTATTTATACATTTATGTCAATACTTTGGTTCAATGAGCCAATAACTGCTAAAACAACTATTTGTTTGATATTAAGTTTTATTATATTATTAATTCAATTATTTTGGAAATAACATGGCTGAGAAAAAAGGTTTAACAGTTAAAATGATTTATGATTTTCCAACCCAAAAAGCAACTGAAATATTTGAAGATGGGTTTGGGTGGTTTAGGGTAACTTGTAATCGTTTTAGAAGTTATAATGGGCCTAGAAGAATATGTTATTGGAATGAAGACGGTTCACCTAACCACCAAGAATACAATGGCCCAGTTTATTATTTTGAAACTAATAAAGTATATACAGGCAAAGATAAAGGTTATATTTACCCACATAATTACAATTATAAACCAAGAGCAAGAAGAGGAGAAGAACATTTAATTAAGTGATATGTATTGATATGCCTGTATCTAAAATATCAAAAATTTATTTATTTCATGTTCGTAAAGTAATTAGTGTCCTTAGTTCTATTGAAAATGAAGAACAACTATACTCAGGGAAAAATATAATTGATAATTTTGTTAGGTATTGGAGATTTAAAGGAGTTGGAGTAAAAACTATTAGAAATAGTTTGGCGATGTTTAATAGTATTTATAACTTTAAAAAGAGAATTTTTCAAAATTATGACTAACGAAGAGCGCATTGAAGAAATAATGTATCAAGCACACGCAGCTGGTGATGTAGATAAATTACATGAAATGGTAAAAAATTTACAAATGCGTAATACAGATAAGAGTAAACGACTAATTGATTTTTATGAATTAGCTCATTTCACTCTTAAAACAGATAGAATGTAAATAAAAAATAAATAAATATGTTAACAACAATTATCACAGTTATCTTAGTAGTGGGGTTATTTGCCGCATTAGGTTTTACTACCAATCGAATTGGTTCATTAGAAGATGAAATTGATTTATTACACGACTCAATTAATACTCTTCACCAAGAAAAAGAAATGATTGACGCTACACGCCAGTTACTTAGAAATGAAGTAACAGTGTTGAAAGCTCAAATCAGAGCAATGGAAAGCAGATCAATGCATGCTATTGTTGATGTTCCTAAAACTGAGGAAGCTAAACCTAAAAAGAAAAAATATTTTAAGAAAAAATCGGCTCCCAAAATGTCGGCTGACAAGAAGTAATTAAAACTTTTTTCAATAGAGGCTTGGAAATCCAAGCCTCTTTTTTTATATTTATAGTATAATATAAAACACATGGAAAATAATAATCAACTAAATGGTTTATCATTACGACACGTCGCTCAAATAGTGAGACGTAGAATGATACAGAAGGCAAAACCTTCAGGTAAGGTATATAATAGAAAAAAATATAAACATGGTAACGAGGAATGATGTACTTACTCTTAATGGTACACCTTATGTTATAAGACGTAGAGTGTGGTTTGGTAGATTTGTAGATAACTTAAATGGAGGTCAAATAAGAAATGATCTTATTGAGTTATGGAAAGAATATACTGAATCAGATCAAGTGTATCAAGAAGGAGAAGCAATATTCTTTTTACAAGAAATTAAAGAACCAGAATGGGAGGAAATACAATGCGAAAATTAATTTTATTTTTAATTGTGGTAGTTTTAGCTTCATGCTCAACTCCACAACATGGTTATAATTACAAACGTCATAGTAATAGACAACAAACCATGTATAAACAAACCAAACGAGTTAATAAAGGTAGAAACCAACTCCAACATCAGTGTTCACCTAAAAAACATAGATAATGACTAGTAGAAAAAATAGATACTTTGACAGAGAAGACCAATTCAGAAGTATTGTTTTAAGTAATGATATTGATAATGAATCAGTTGAAGAAGTCATTCAGTTTATATTAGATGCTAATGAGTATGATGATGAGCAAGAATCTGCTATTAAAGAGTTTGAACGTAAACCAATTAAGTTAGTTGTTAATAGTTTTGGGGGTGTAATTTATGATGGTTTTGCTTTAGTAAGTGTAATTAAAACCTCAAAAACACCAATCCATACCTATTGTTATGGTTACGCTATGTCAATGGGGTTACCAATATTTGCTGCTGGGTGGAATCGAATTGCTAGTAAATATGCTACATTTATGTATCATGAGGCTTTAAATAGTTATCCTCAATTTGATAAATTGTCTATTATTAAAGATGATTTAGATGAATGTAATCGTATAATGAAACAATATGATGAGATTTTACTATTAAACTCAACAGTGTCTCAAAAACAATTAGACGATGTTAAAAAATCAAGACGTGATTGGTACTTTACAGCTGAGGAAGCATTAAAATATGGGATTGTTGATGAAATTATATAATTGGTGGAGACAATTTGTTAAACGACACATAATTGACAAATGCCCACCAGAATTGGACGATTTGTTCTAAAAAGTTTGGCCTCCGGGCCATTCTTTATTATATTTAATCATTATGAAAATAGAATTAAATAAAGATCAAGGTTTATGGTTCACAAGTGATACTCACTATAACCACACCAACATATGTAGAGCAACTACACGTTGGACAGATGCTGATAGTGTGACTCGTGACTTTCCATCATTAGAGAAAATGAATGAGACTTTAATAACTAATATTAATAAGTATGTTAAACAGGACGATATTTTAATTCACTTAGGTGATTGGTCATTTGGTGGTTTTGAGAGTATTAAAGAGTTTAGAGATAGAATTGTATGTCAAAATATACATTTAGTTCTCGGAAACCATGACCATCATATTCAAAATAATAGAGATGATGTTCAATCACTATTCAGTTCAGTTAACCAATATCTAGACTTAGATGTTAGATGGTGGGTTGCTGGTAAAATAAAAGAACGCGCTCGTTTTATTTGTATGCACTATCCAATTGCGAGTTGGAATGGAATGAATGATGGAGCAATTCATCTACACGGACACGTCCACTTACCCAAACATCTAAGAATGGCAGCAGGTAAAGCAATGGATGTAGGAGTAGATGGAAATGATTTGGAGCCAATTGAAATGGATGATATATTAATTAAAATGGTATCTAGACCAATCGCTAAACTATCATTACCAAAAGATCATCACGAAAAAAGATTAATATGAAAACAATAGTATTAGGAGATACACACGGACGTAGTATCTGGAAAGAAATAGTATCCCAAGAAAAAGCAGACCGAGTTATCTTTATTGGAGATTACTTTGATAGCTTTGACATTGAACCAGTTGTACAACAACATAATTTTAAAGAGATTATTGAGTTTAAAGAGAAGGGTGAGTGTGAAGTTATTTTACTAATCGGTAATCATGATTTCCATTATCTACCAATGGGTGAAACATACTCAGGATATAAACATGGAGTGATGCCTGCTAATAGACAACTATTAGAAGATAATAAACATCACCTACAAATGTGTTATCAACTTGATAATATCTTATTTACTCATGCTGGTATTGGTCATGATTGGTTAGTGGATCAAAACCGATATGAGTCAGGAGTAGACCCAGGTACCATAGCTGATTTTGTAAATGCTATTTGGGACTATCAACCATTAAGATTTACATTTTATGGTTTGGACCCATATGGTGATTCAAAAACACAAACACCAATTTGGATTAGACCTTCTAGTTTAATATCTGGTAATAGAAATACATTCTTAAAAACAGATTATATTCAAGTAGTAGGACATACTAAAGTAAGAAAAATTGATATTGAAGGTAAAGCAACTGGAGGTAGATATTATTTTATTGATACATTTGATGATTCAAGTCAGTTTTTGATTTATGAAAATGGAGAATTTAAAGTAGGAGAGTTAAATGCTTGAGTTTAAAAACCCAATACCAGTAATAGTAGAAGGTAAAGAAGGTTATGCTTTATATGTAACTAATAGTGGAACATGGGAAAATGACATTTGGTGTGTAGTCCATTGTGATGGAGGTATAGTTAGACATTATCGCTCAGACCAAATTAAAATTCATGAAAATGGAACATTTGATATTAAGAAATGGAATTAATAACAACTTACATTTGTAAAAAAGGAGACATAGGTGTTCACGATAATATGTTTGGTGGCACCATTATGTCCTTAATTGATGACGCAGCTGCATCTTACACCGCCCAAATCTGTGATACACAACGAGTTGTTACTTTAAAGATTGATGAATTGATTTTTAAGAAACCAGTTAAAGTAGGTAACATATTAAAAATATATGGTGAAGTAGTTGATTTTGGAAACACATCAATAACCATTTATGTTGAAGTAAGAAAACATAATGTTTATACAGGTGCTCAAGAAACAGTGACTCATACTAAAATCATATTTGTTCGAATAGATGATGATGGTAAACCACTTCCTATTCATCAATATGTAAAAGATAGGTACTGGGAACGAAGAAAAGAATTTGGAAAGGGATTACTTAGCGCTGAGGAAAAAAACAATAATATTTATAATAAAAAATAAAACTATGGCATTTAATATCTATAAGTGGAGACGTGATCAATTGTTGGTTGAGAGTAGTATTCATCCTGATCCAAAAGATTTAACAACTAATCCTGAGGCTGACTTAAAAAAATATCGTAAAGATGTTTTACAACAACTTTTAAAAGATCTAGAAAACAATCCTGAAGCGGTTAAGGTCATAAAGGGAAAAATGGAGGCTATTAATGAAGATGAAGGTAAAATCACAGTTAAATCAATTCAACTTTCTGATTTAAAAGATGGTGATAAGTTACCTACTAATATTGGAATGGGTACATTCACTAAAAATCCTATCACAACTGAAGAAGAATTAGAAGAATGGAGAGAATCATTTTTTGATAGATATGGAGATATTGAATTAGTAAGAGGTAATTTAGGATACCAAGCATCCTCTAAACACCCCGCCAATGTACAGGCTCAAGCGGATTTTGATAAATACGCTAGAAGAAGATAAAAATAAATAGGCCTTAGGGCCTATTTTTATTATATTAGAATATAAATAAAAGTTATGAAAAAATTATTAACAACTCTGTTATTATCATTATCACTGTTATCAACACTTGCTCAAGATATAGCATATGCTAGAGCAACTACTTTAAATGTAGGAGTCAAAAACAATTGGACTGGGGAATTTGAATGGGCTGGGCCTCAAGTAATTGATGGCGTCACCATAAAAATTGAACCAGCATCTATATCTATTAACTCACAAACACCTCAGTATTACACAATTTATTCTGACTCTGAAGAAGTTGAAGTAGAAGGATCAGCTGTATATTGGTATGCGTATGATTTAAAAGGTCAACGATGTAGACTTTATTTAATAGAGAATGAAGTAGGAGATGATTTTCTTGCTATTGAGTACAATGACTTTGCATGGATTTATAATTTAATAAGTATAAAATAATATGGCTGAATTTAGCAAACAATGGGTCGAGAAAAATGTCTCGGAAATGGGGTGGGATTTTGATATTGATAAAGTAGTATCAGAATTACCTAAAAGTACAATGGTTCCTTATATTTGTGAAGGATTTGGGTTTATCGCTATTGGAAAAGACGAAAATGAAAACATTCACTTAGCAATGCCTACAGGTAACTATAGTGATGAAGGCACAGAAGTAGAATGGAAAACAATGGAGGAGGTAATTAATGGATAATAATGAATTAATGTCATTATACGACTACTTAGGCAAACCGGCTGGGAATGATTTAGGTAAACAAGTATATCTTGCTGCTTGTTATAAAGATATAAAAGTAGGAATGAGAGAAATATCTAACCCAAAATATACAGGTAATGTAATGTTGTATCCTAAATCGTTTTTGGAAGAATATTTCAAGCCTAAAAACAATACACAACCTAAAGAAAATTTACCGTTTTAAGTGAACTTTTCATGGATAAAGTTTGGCCTATGGGTCATTCTTTGTTATATTTAGGTATAATAAAAAATAATAAGAGTTATGAGCAAATCAGTATCACTTTCAGGTAATCAAGAATTACAATTCGTTACAGACAGTTGGGACAAAACAGTTACAGTTTACTTATTTGATACAATAAGTGACACACGAGTAACATTAACTGAGTTCTCAAATGGTAGATGGAATTCAAAATCAGTTTCTCATTTAGATAAATTTATTGAGTTAATTAAAGTTAACCCTAAAATTAAAATCGCGATGAAAAAAGCATTTGGGGAATTAAAAACTGAAACACCAGTTAATACATTTCAAACTACTTTGAGTTGTTTTAAACGTCGTGTTATTATCAAAATTAAAAAATTAATAAAATGAAAACATTAGTAATACATCCATCAGATTACTCAACTGATTTCCTAAAACCCATTTATGAAGGTATAGAAGATAAAACAGTTATTACTCAAGATAAAACTAGAGATGAGATAATTGAGTTAATTGAGAGTCATGATAGAGTAATGATGATGGGTCATGGATCACCATCAGGTTTATTTGGGATTGGTTTTAATCGATTATTTGTAATTGATAACGGGTTAGTTGAGCATTTGAATAAAAAAGACAATAATGTTTTTATTTGGTGTAACGCAGATCGATTTGTAAATAGATTTGGATTAAAAGGTTTCTATACAGGAATGTTTATTAGTGAAGTAGGAGAAGCATATTACTGTGGGTTACCTAACATACCTCAAAATGTTGTTGACGAGTCTAATAATCAATTTGCTAATTGGGTAGGTGAACTATTTACCAGTAAAAAACCACTTAATGAAGTATATTCTGATATTGTAGACTCATATGGTAAGTTAGCGAATAAGAATATAGTAGCTAAATATAATCATGAACGTTTATACTTTGCCAACTAATGAAATTATCTGAAGTAACTATTTACCCTAGAGCTTACATTGTGACTGGTATTAAAGAAAATATGGCTAGTGAGCGAATTATTGGAATGGGAATTGAAGTAGGTAAAGAAATAAAATTATGTGGTCGTAATAAAGATTTATTAATTGTTGCTATAGGTAATAAATTAGCTGCTACTATAACTGAGATTGAAGCTGATCAAATTCTGATTGAATCGAGATAAGGTTTATGATATTTATTATCAAAAACACTTATGTTATTAAAAAACGGATCAAAAGGAGAAGAAGTAAAACAACTTCAAACACTATTAGGTTTAGGAGCTGATGGCAGTTTCGGACCAATGACTGAAGCTAAAGTTAAAGAATGGCAAGCTAAAAATGGATTAGTAGCAGATGGTATTGTAGGAGATAATACATGGAGTAAAATGTTTGGAGCAACAGCTCCAACTCCTGTTGTAACAACTCTTCCTCCTAGCTCATTTAAATTAGATGCTTTAAAAGGACATATCCCTGATGCTGTATTAGCTCAAATACCTGAGACAGCCGCTAAATTTAATATTACTACTCCACTACGTTTAGCTCATTTCTTAGCACAATGTGGACATGAGTCAGGTGGATTCAAATCAATAAGCGAAAACTTAAACTACTCAGTTGATGGTTTGAAGAGAATATTTGGAAAATATTTCCCTGGTGACTTAGCTGCCTCATATGCTCGTCAACCTGAGAAAATCGCATCTCGTGTTTACGGTTCAAGAATGGGTAATGGTGATGAATCAACAGGTGAAGGATATAAGTATCGTGGACGTGGTTATATTCAATTAACTGGAAAATCTAATTATACTGGTTTTGCTAAATTTATAGGTGAGGATACAGTTGCTAACCCTGATTTAGTTGCTACTAAATACCCATTAGCATCAGCAGCGTTTTTCTTCGATTCAAACAAATTATGGTCAATATGTGATAAAGGAGCTGATGAAGCAACTGTCACTGCGGTTACTAAACGAGTTAACGGCGGTACAATTGGTTTACCTGATCGTTTAAAACACTTTAATGAGTACTATAATTTACTTAAATAAAATAAAGATGACTGAGGCGATTTGGGTAGCACTGATTGGGGGCGTTATTGGACCCATAGTAGTATTATCTCTTAAATGGTGGTTTGATAACAAATTTAAGAAGAAGAAAAGTGATATGGTGACTGAGGCTCTTGAAGTAGGAGCTTTAGTATCAAGTAAATTAGACTCAATTAAAGAAGAATATGACGCTGACCGAGTATGGGTTAGTCAATTTCATAACGGGGGTCATTTTTATCCAACAGGTAAGAGTATAGCTAAATTCTCTATATTCTATGAGACAGTATCAGCAAATGCTCCTTCACTTCAATTAACATTAAAGAATATACCTGTTGCTTTATTTTCTAGAAGTTTTAATAAATTATTAGATGATGATTCAATCCATATCTATGATTTTAAAGATGAAACTACTTCAACATTTGGTTTAAAATACTTTGCTGAAGAATACAAAACCAAATCTCAGTACTTATATGCTATTAAAAACTTTGAAGGACGATTCATAGCTATCTTAGGTATTGATTATACAGGTAGAAAACATAAGTTAACTCATGAACAAGATGAGGAGTTATTAAGAGTAGCCACTTCATTAGGTGGTGTTTTAGCTAATCATTTAAAAATTTAACACACATGACAAATATTTTATTAGAAGCAAACCAATTTGGAATATTCGAACAGTTAGTTAACTACGGAGCGTTAGGTTTAGTAGTATTAGCATTAGGCGCTGTTGGATGGTATATGTTCAAGCGTAATATGGCTGAAAAAGATGCTATGCAAGCTAAAATCAATGAACTTGAAAAAGAATTAAGAGATAGAAAATGAACCAATTAATTATATTTCTACAAGCCACTCCATCATTTGGGGTATTTGAGACATTAACCCAATATGGTGCATTAGGTGTTATTGTACTTGGGTTAGGTGCTGTTTTATGGTATATGTTAAAACGTCAATTGAAAGCTGAAGATGATCTGAAAAAGAAAGTAGATGATCTTCAAAAAGAACTTAATGACTATATTAAAACAGATACTAGTAAAATTCAGAGTTCATTAGACAATAATACTCAAGCACTTAAAGATTTAAGAGAAATTATTTTATTAAGTAAGAAGTGAAAAAAAGATTAGCTTTATATGGTATTTTATTATTGGTTGTAGCATTTGTTATAGCTGATGTATTCATGGCTGGGGATGGTCATATTACTGTTGTTGAGGAAAATGTTTCATTAGTGAAAGAAAACCAAATATTAACAGACCAAAACCAAATCCTATCTTCTGAAAACCAGAAATTAGATTCTGCTAACCAACAACTAACAGAACAAGTTTCAACGTTAACAGAGCAGGTATCAACCTATGAAAAAAAACTTAATACTCCTCCTGCTGTTCGTCCTAAGTCTACTTGGAACCTTGAGGTCCCAACCAACTAATAAGTATCCTTATACTACAATTGATGATGATGGCAAAACACCAGTAGTTGTAATGACTATTGATCAAGCGAATGCTATTAATAGAAAATTCAAAGAATTACAATTAGAATACTCTAATTTAGAAATAGAACACATTATTCTAAAACAAATAACAGAACAACAAGGTGATACTATAGTACAACAACTATATATAATTCGAGAACAACGAAAAAAATTACTACTTGTCCCAGAAAAATAATAAAATGTTTGGCCTCCGGGCCATTTTTTATTATATTTAAGACATGAAATTAAGTACATTATATAAACGCGCCGTTAACGGTAAAGTAAATGAATGGACAGTTGAAATTGAGAACAACTGTTTCAGAACAATATCAGGTTATACAGATGGAGTTAAGACAACTTCTGAATGGACTTGTTGCTCAGGTAAAAATATAGGTAAGAAAAACGAAACCACACCCGAACAACAAGCATTAGCTGAAGCTCAAGCAATGTGGACTAAAAAATTAGAATTAGGTAGTTATGAATCAATAAAAGATATTGATACACCTAAATTCTTCAACCCAATGTTAGCTCATAAGTTTGAAGATTATAAAGATAAAATTACATACCCAGTTTATAGTCAACCTAAATTAGATGGTATTAGATGTATTGTTAGAGCAGATGGTATGTGGAGCAGAAATGGTAAGAAAATTATCTCAGCACCTCATATTTTTGAATCATTAAAACCATTATTTGAATCTAATCCTGATTTAATATTTGATGGTGAGTTATATGCTGATAAGTTTGCAAATGACTTTAACGCTATTTGTTCATTGGTTAAGAAAACTAAACCAACAAGTAATGATTTAGCTAAAAGTAAAGAATCAATTCAATATCACATTTATGATTTGCCTAGTTGTAGTGGTACATTTACTAAACGTTATAGAACGTTATCTGATTTAAATTTACCTGAGTGTTGTGTTTGTGTTAAAACTGATCAAATTGATAATATAAATGATTTGTTAGCTTATTATGAAGACTACACTATGGAAGGTTATGAGGGTCAAATGATTCGTTTGGATAAAGAATATGAATCAAAACGTTCTAAATCACTTCTTAAACATAAATCGTTTATTGATGAAGAATATATTATATTAGATGTAGTTGAAGGTGAAGGTAATAAAACTGGAATGGTAGGTTCATTTATATTTAAGAGTAAGACAGGACATATATTTAATTCATCACCTAAATTTAATTGGGAGGAATGTAAGGCTATGTGGAACAATAAAAATGAATTAATTGGTAAATCAGCTACAGTTAAGTACTTTAACTTAACACCAGATGGTGTTCCAAGATTTCCATATGTAATTAAAATTGATAGAGAGAGTTACGAATGAAAAAGTGTTTTGACTGTAAACGAACATACCCATTATTTATGTTCACTAGAAACCCCAGACCATACCAACGACCTGAGCACCAGGGCAAGAATTTAGTATGTAGACATTGTACTTATAAACGTTGGAGTGAGAATATGTTTGCTTGGGTAGTTAATTCAAGTAACAAATTTGAACGAATTGAATTTAAGTCAAAATGGGAAATATTTAAAAAATTATTTTTATGATACCAGCAGCAATTATTTCATTTACACTAGCACTTATTTTAGCAGTGTTTATGGTTCGAGGAATAAATTATATGGAAAAAAATCATCCTGATTATAAAGGAGAGGATTTATTTGATGAAGAATAAACCATATTTATCAATATGGAAAAAGAAACTAAAGTAAGTAGTTATGGCGACACATTCTTAAGTAAGCTTAAAGAACAGTCATTTACAATCATTATTTTGGTTGGTATAATGTATTATCAAAATACTCTATTCAATAAACAAATGGATGAGTATAGACAAATGATACAAGAAAAAGAAGAG